CCGACCACCCTCTCGACCTCTTCCTCGTACTCGTTAACGTCATCCGACGGGCTACGGGCGACCCTGACAGTCTGACAATCGCGCGGGACATTTGCCCCACCCTGCGCGCTGATATACAACGCAAAATCACCACTGTCTGCGGCGGCGCGTGCAGCCTCGACGCGCTCGTCAAACTCATCAGCAATGCTGACGCCGCGCGGCAATTTGCGTAGTTCACGGTAAGCTCCCATTGTCGGCAGGCCAACCGTTTTAAATTGCGGAATGCGCCACGTTGACGCCCATGCGGTAACAGCCGCGGCAGTATCTTTCAGCGGTCTGCCGGAATCGTTATCGAGCTGACCATCCAGTGCATAGCCGTCGATATTTTTTGAAATGTATTTCGCGATATATCCCGCAGCACCGCCCCGGTTAAGGTGCTTTGCCTGAAAACGGTTTCGCGCAGCTCCTCTTTCGTCGCCATCCTCTTTGAGCGCGTAGCGACGCATGATTTCAATAATCTGGTTACGCTGGCGTGGATTACAAAAAAACATCATATGCCAGTGCGGCGTTCCGTCGTGGTGTGGCTCGACGACTCGCAAACCGTAGACCTGTAAATCATTATCCTTGAATGCCGTGCGCATCAGGCTCCAGATACGGCAGAGATAACGCTGCGCATCCTTTGGATTAAATGCCTCATCGTTCCAGCCGTGATTAAGCTGGACGGTTTTACTTTCTCCTTTTCCGACCTGACGTGTCGGGTGATACTTTGACGGCGTGGTCAGCGTGATAAACATCCCCACATCACCCTCTGCGGCGGCGTAACGCTCAATACCGGCGATGGTGTTCATCAGCTCCATCCGGCGAATTTCAGGATTAGAAATACTGCCCATCACCTTACTGATAAGGTCGATGCGCTCGCCGGTTTCCCTGTTTTCGAGGTCACACGATTTAAGAAATTCCAGATTTGCCTGGCGGCGTGCACGCACATCACGAATGGCATGTTTACTGGCATAAGGAGAACGGTCTTTATTGACCTCCCCGACAGCAATCAGTAACGCCTCATGCCAGCGCATACGCTGGCCTTTAAGCTGATGAGTCCACCACTCATCGTTAAACAGACGGGCAATGGAAGAATATGCCTGCCTCGTGGTCATCTGCCCTTTACGGTATTTTTTCCAGTAGAGAGGGGAAATATTGAAAGCACGTGCAGCACCAGCAACATAACCATACAGGTGAGCCTGCGCCTCATCCGTAAACAGTGATTCTTTTTCGCCATGCGCATCCACCCAGGCATCGCAGAGTTCCTCATACATCATGAAAAGCTGCGATGAAATACGGGCAGCAAACTTTTTCAGCTCCTTGTCATTCATTCCCGGCAGGCGCGCATAGTGGTCACGCTCTGCCAGAAACAGTAACGACGCGTCGGTGTTCATTTCATGGCGCTGATTTACACGCTCAATGCGCGGCCATAAACGACGCTGAAAAGTGGATGTGAGGAAATAAAACCCGTGCACCGGGCTTTTATTGCGCCGGATGTAGTCATAGCGTGAAGTAAACAGCGAGCGCAAAAAGTAAGGCAGGCGGTTAATCGTGGATAAAACACCTTGCACCTGACGCATCTCGTCACGTGTAAGGGGTCTTTCGCGCCCGACGGCCTCGCGTGGCGCGTTCCATGCATAAGCACCGGTAAACGCCTTACCGGTGCCTGCAGCAAATGCTGACGGAGGGACAAAACGCCCGGAGGCTTTAACGGCCATATGAGCCAAAAGCCTCTGAACAACGCCTGCTGAGTTGCTCAACCTGCGCGTTTAAATCAGCAAAAGACTTTGCGCTTCCGGTCAGAATATCGTGATGCATCAGGCCGGAAACGAGCTGGCTTAATTTCGGATAATAACCAACCACCGCCATCCATTCCTGACCGGCGTTTTTACCGCTTTCCGCTCTCTTTTTCTCGTGGAGAATAAACTGAAAGCTGTCACTGGTAACGACATAACGTTCGCCAATTTCAATACGAATACTCATGCCGTTCTCCGGTAATGTTTGTTTTTTGCTTCAAAGACTGACTGGCAGGAAACACAACGCGTGGCTGACGGATAAGCCGCACGACGGGCAGCAGGTATTGGCGCGTCACACTCTTCGCAAACCAGCGCAGAAGCACCGCAATGTTTTACCCTTGCCGCGTTAATCTGACGCTCCAGTAATTCAGCCTGTTGTTCCTGAATAAAATCTACGTTGTCCGGCATTACCAGCTCCTTTTGTCGTTAAGTTTTTTAAATTCATCAGCGCAATAGCTGGCAATTTCTGTCGTTAATTTCGTCAGTTCATCCACGGAGGAGATTTGCTTGTGAAATACAGCGCGTTTAACAAGTAAATTGACCACATCAGACAGGAGATTTAATTCGTTCTGATAAATCGCGATAACAGACTCAGTTATTTCGCGTTTTTCTTTATCAAGACCAAGTTGAATAAGAGATAAATCGCCATTTTTCATAACGGTGATTTTTAAGGCGTTATTCAGTAATACAACTGAACGAGAACAGGACATCAAAGCACCTCCCCGCGAGACAATCCGATATTGTGAAATTTTTCCGACTCCTGACTGAGCAGCTCGACTATCTCCACGCGGGATAACTCCGCCTTTGTGATGTGGCGAATCATGGCGTCAAGATGAGAAGAAAAGCGCGTCGCAGCGTCGGCCTGTGCTTCGGTTCTGGCCTGTTGCAGCAGTAATGCGTATTTACCGCACTGATTTTCAGAAACTGTATGCATGACTTTCTCCAGGCAAAAAGAAGCCCCGCACAATTAAGTGCGTTAAAAACTCTGGTTAATTACTTAATGCAGATATTGCTCTGGTTTTACCGACGTCAGAATTGTCGGTGCATACTCAAACAGACTGAATAATTCACGTAATGCACGGAATAAAGCATCACGCCAGTAACATGACTCTTCATTAATTCGCCAGTATGGCTGGTTGAATTCTTTTTCAGTCAATCCGGCATGCATAAATAAAGTACGGCGCTGACTGACAGTTAAAAAGCTAATATATGCATACTCACTTGCACCGACCTGACGGCGTTTTGAGAATGCACCACGCAATTCATCAATTGCACAAACCAGTCGTTCACGTTCGACGTCGTTCATTTCTTCAAAACGCATCGTTGCGTGACGCTGTTTTAACTGCGCATGAAAGCAAACCGTTAGCCGTTCGCGTTCCATCATCTGATTATAATAATCGCATGTCTCCTGCCAGCGAGGGACGGCCAGATGCTTACCAATTATCCGGCGCATAGTTGCTGGCTGTTTTTCGACTAGATTGAGCGTCATCACTGTCATTTCCAGACCCTCCGGCTTTTCAGAAAGGTCAGAGCCTTTTTTAACGGACTCTGTTTTTTGGTGCGGATAATGATTCCCTTGCGACCCTTCCCGTGGGTGATGGTGAAGTCAATCGCCCTGGGGCTTTCGTTACGCAGTAACTGAGCAATACAACGCGGCTCATTCATAATCACAACCCCATCCACAAAAGCCATGCATCACGCTGTTCAACCGGTCGGTTATAAAACGCCTCACGTACAGCGCGATTAAACTCAGGAATGAAAACCCACTTCTCACCGACACGAGCGTTCGGCTTACTTGGATCACGAAGCTCAATAACTGGCAATTTATTCTCTTTTACCATCTTGACTACAGCCGTTTCTGGCTTACCAAGTAACTCTGCAAACTTAACCGTATGTACCGCATCAATAGGGTACTGAATCACATAGTCATTGACTTCCATTGATTAGCCCTTTTTGCTTTCGTGTTACCCTTATTAGATCCAGTCCCTTCTAGGTCGCCCCTGTCCTTTCTAGGGACTGGCTAACACACTCAAAAGGTCACCAATACACAACCTTTTGACGGGAATATAAGTCACCAATAGGTTACTGTCAAATGCAGACATTCGAAAAACTGAAAGCGATTAGGAAAGCAGAAGGCTTAACACAGGCTAAATTCAGCGAAATTAGCGGGATAGCTCTAGGAACAGTCAAAAATTACGAAAGTGGGCATAAAGACCCAGGTCTCAGCATCGTGATGCGAGTCACAAATACACCTTTATTTAAAAAATATACGCTCTGGTTAATGACTGGTGATACGTCACCACAAGCTGGTCAGATCGCGCCGGCTCTCGCACACATTGGGCAAAAACCAACAGAATCAGACCACTCCGGGAAACAGACTGGTTAACACTCTATAAACATTACATTTTCACCATTTGTTACCAAGATGGTGAATACAGCGTCAGAGGGCTTTCTTATGTCAATTAAGAAGCTCGATGATGGACGCTATGAAGTGGACATTAGACCTCGCGGTCGCGACGGAAAACGCATCCGCAGGAAGTTTGAAAGAAAAGCTGAGGCTGTAGCATTTGAGCGATACACAATCGCCAATGCCAGTCAGAAAGAATGGGCAGGCCAGCGAGCAGACCGCCGAACTTTGACAGAATTGCTCGACATCTGGTGGAAATATCACGGGCAAAACCACGAGCATGGGACAAAAGAGTTTAATCATCTGCTCAAAACCATCAGCGGTATAGGTGATATACCTGTGAGCCGGATGAACAAAAGGGCTTTGATGGATTATCGCTCCATGCGACTACGTGATGGCATCAGTGCTGCAACGATAAATCGTGACATATACCGATTATCCGGCATGTTCACAAAATTAATTCAACTGGATGAATTTTCCGGGCAACACCCAATTCACGGACTGCCGCCACTGACGGAGGCCAACCCTGAAATGACGTTCCTGGAAAAAGCAGAAATCGAAAAACTGTTAAATGTTTTGGCTGGTGATGACTTACTTGTCGCGCTTTTATGTCTGAGCACTGGAGGAAGATGGACGGAAGTTGCCACGCTAAAACCAGCACAGATTACAAATTGCAGGGTTACCTTCCTGAAAACCAAAAACGGTAAAAAGCGAACCGTGCCGATTTCTAAGGAACTGGAGAAAAAAGTTAAAGAGGAGGCCAGTGCCAAATTATTCAAAGTTGATTATGAGAAGTTTTGCGGGATTTTACGCAGAGTGAAACCTGATATACCACCCAATCAGGCAACCCATATCCTGCGACATACATTCGCAAGTCATTTCATGATGAATGGGGGCAACATAATTGCACTGCAACAGATTCTGGGGCATGCGAGCATTCAGCAGACGATGGCCTATGCGCACCTTGCGCCTGATTACCTGCAAAACGCAGTAGCGTTAAACCCACTAAAGGGTGGTTTAACGATTCGATAATTATTCAGGCAACATAGTTCGTTTATTATCAACTAGGACGATAAGCACATCTTGCGATGTAACATCGTCCTGATAGACGTCAAAGCTTAATCCATCAACCTGTGCTTTCTCGGCAGGTATGAACTTAAGCGACCAGTTGTAACCACAGAGGATGGTCATAACACCTTTAAAAAGTGAGATGACCAGTTTAATGCGTTTACACAGAGGAATTTTTGAAGAGATGACAAATAGTTCCATAAGAAAAATCCATTGCAGGGCCAGTGGACGCAATATTGCTGGTTTAGCCAAAGAGCTTGACACTGCTGCCATAGCATATCAACGAGGGCCAATATGTTTTGGTGCCGGCACAACCGAATACTTAAACATAGTTCTTCCATTTGCTACTGCAGCATTCGGCGCTGTCGCTGGGGTCTTTGGTGCATATCTACAACGAGGCAAAAAGCTACGCGTTGTTTTTGATGATGGAAAAGTAAAAGAGCTTGATGCGACTAACTACACTCCTGACGAATTGGTTAGTGCAGTACAAAAAATCAAGGAAATCGACCTGCTCGACTGAAGCATCAGATCCTTGCCGAGTGTCCACATTGTGTCCACACTCGAAGAACTTTGTAGCCCTTCCAGTCCCTTATAGGTTTTCTTAAGTTGCTGTTTTCTTAAGGGAACCAATGTAAGTGATTGATAAAAAAAAACCCCACATCATGTGGGGGAAGACAGGGATGGTGTCTATGGCAAGGAAAACAGGGGTTACTACTGGGA